TCGACATCGGTGTGGTTGTTTAGTTTGATGCTGAAGCGGGTACAATTTTTTGCAGCCCAACGTTCCTGCGGCGCGTATTTATTTTTCTTGGTTTCTATTGCTTTTCGCCTCCTGTTGTGCTAAGATAAAGGTGCGGCGCAGGCTTTGCGAACTTAGCCTTGCTTCGCGAACTTCAAAAGAGTTGCTCCGCAGGTGATGGTCAGATCACTTGCGGACTCTTTTTTTGATCGCAGAGAACAGATGCTTGATAGCTGGAAGCGCAACCGCCACTTCGCACAGTGTGTTGACGATGACACATGTAAGCGTTACAGCCTCTGTGAACTCCTGCACAGGCATCACCTCCCTTCGTTATGGGATCGGTGTAAGCCTGACGCCGCATCTGTCTTGAGTGCTTTCGCCTCTCGACGCACTTAGTATATCATAGGGTATTACTCTATGTCAACAGTCAATTTGCAATTTCTTTCAGACTTTTTTCTCGCTTGAAATTTGCGGTAAGTTGCGGCTTCCTGTATAAAAAAAGCTGTGCTAAAATATAATCGCGGAGCCGCCCGCGGAGAGGCTCCAGCTTCTCCGGCGGCGCGGTCAACGCGATTATACGGAATCATGCATGCGAAAGCCCAGCCTTTATAGCGTTCCTTCATTATATGCGATCAACAGCAGGTCGTTTGCAGTCAAGCAGATCGCAGGCTGGGCGCACGATCTGGACAGCATGACGCGCGGATGCGATGCGCTGACAATGCGCAGGTAATGACGCACAGGCAGCGTACAGGTGTAGCTTAATCGCGCTCGTCTGCGCACCCTGCCCGGGGTATCCGCTCCGACTCCTATCATATAGAAGGAACAGCCCAGCACAGCAGGCAGACACGCACGCGCAGAAGATCGGAAGCATCTGCCCGGCTGGCAGCAGGCACACAGCCTCCAGCGCAGGCAGGATACAACAGCAGATGCAACAGCAGCAGAAGAATACAAGCACCACAAGAATTTTGTATGGGTACTATACCTATACAAAGAGGTTACAGGGGTGTTTTATTTTTTTTCTTCTTTTTTTGATGTTGTGCTGTGAAAAAATGAAAATCCTAAAACAGACCCCCCGGAGGGATGTGCGGGCGTACCCCCCTCCCCCCGCGCCCTTGCGTGTATATATATACCTCCACCACCCACACCGGCACCCCCCGGGGAGAAAGGAGATGAGAAGATGTTTGAAGCGAAGAGAGATTCCCCTTTTCAGGCGAAGCTTACGCCAGAGCAGAGGGAAGAAATTGTTGTCAGGTACTTCGACGGCGGAATTACGATGAGAGAGCTTGCGGAAGAATACGGCGTAACGCGTCAGTACGTCAGCCAGCTTGTGAGTCAGTCGGACATGATCGCAAAAGCGGAGAGGCGTGCGGACATCAGATCGCGGGTTGCGCTCATCACGCTGAAGAACGCGAGTGCGGACGCAGCGGAGCAGCTTGTAGAAGTGCTTGAGAAAACGAACGGAAAGAATCAGGTATACGCGAAGCTTCAGGCTTTGCAGCAGATACTGGACAGAGCGGGCGTGCGCGAGGAGAAGAAGGAAGACAAGGACGTGCATATTTCGTTTGTAGGCGGAGGCATTGCGCCGAAGATGCCGAAGAGGCGGGATAGCGAGTGAACATAGAGTTCGACTACGAACCAACAAGGAAGCAGAGCCTGTTTCACAACAGCGAAGCAGACGAGGTGTTGTACGGGGGCGCAGCGGGCGGCGGCAAGAGTTATGCGATATGTTGGGATGCGTTCATTCGGTGTCTCATGTACGAGAACACGCATGCGTATCTGTTCAGGCGGACGTATCCGGAGTTGGAAAAGACGCTTATACAGACAACGCTGCAGATTGTGCCGAAGAGTCTTGGACAGTATAAAGCGACAACGCACGAGATGACGCTTACCAACGGCAGCGTGCTTCACTTCTGTTACTGTTCGGACGAAGGGACGCTGCTCATCTATCAGGGTGCAGAAATACACTGGCTGTACTTTGACGAGCTGACGCACTTTACGAAGGGCATGTATGACTATCTGCGGACGCGCCTGCGTGCGCCGAAGAAGCTGGGCATTGTGCCGTGCGTGCGGAGCGCGTCGAATCCGGGCGGGCCGGGGCATAGCTGGGTCAAGGCATACTTTGTCGACAGCGCGAACCTCGGGCGGCAGATTTACGAGAAGCATGTAGAGATGGACGATGGCACAGAGGAAGTACGTCTCATCGAGTACAGTCCTGCGACAGTCAAGGATAATCCGCACCTGTCCAAGGATTATGAGGTCGAGCTTCAGCAAAAGCCTGCGAAGCTCAGGGACGCGCTGCTTCACGGCAGTTGGGATGCATTCAGCGGGCAGGCGTTCCCGGAGTTTGTCAACGATCCGGATCATTATGCGGACGGCATCGGCACGCATGTCATCAGCGCATTCGATGTACCGCTGCACTGGACGCGGTATGTCAGCTTCGACCACGGATACACAAGGCCGTTCTCGTTCGGCGTATGGGCGATTGATGAGGATGGCAGAGCGTACCGGTATAAGGAGCTGTACGGCTGCAAACCGAACGAGCCGAACACGGGCGTATGCATGTCGCCGGGCGAGATCGGAAATGCGCTGGCGGACTTGCTTGAACCGGAATTCAGGGAAGGCATACGCCCGATAGGCGTTGCCGATCCTGCGATCTGGGATCAGTCGCGCGGCTTCAGCGTCGAGGAACAGATCCGCACGGTGTTCAATGGCGTCATCTTCCGCAAGGGCGATAACACACGCATGGACGGAAAGATGCAGCTGCATGAAAGGCTTAAGTTTGACGAGGACGGCAGACCGATGCTGTATGTGTTCGATACATGCAGGGACTTCATCCGGACGATACCTGCGCTTGCATACGATGCGCGCAAGGTCGAGGACATCGATACAGCCGGCGAGGATCATATCTACGATGAAACGCGATATTTCCTCATGTCGCGCCCGATAGCACCGAGAAGAATTGTCGAAAAGAAAAAGCGGGTCAGGCACCCGCTTGATTAGTTTTTGGAGGTCATATGCAGAAAAGGAAGCCTACACGGAACAAGAATCCCACTGTCGGCGATGCGCGCCTGCTGCTGGACGATCCGTATATCAAGGATCAGCCGCTTAATGAAAGAGAGAAAGAGCTTGTACGCAGAGCGTATGAGCTTTTTGAATTTTTCAGGGAAAAGCTGCAGGACGCGCACAACGAGATGTATGAGGCGCGCGAGATGCGCCAGCTGCGTCAGGGAAACAAGAGCCGGACTTCGCCGCCGAGCATGACGCTCAATAGCTGTATTGACAACGTTATTGCCGATCAGATGGACAACATGCCGGAAGCGGTGCTTGTGCCGGAGCGCGCGGAAACGGAGAAGAGCGCGGAAGAGATGACCGACGTCATCGGCTTTGTACTCTATCAGGCAGGCTGGCCGGGCAAGTATCAAAAGCTCATGGAGGATGCGGTCGTTACCGGCACGGGCGTTGCACAGGCGTTCTGGAACGAGGACATGATGGACGGCGAAGGCATGGTCGACATCATCGCATGGCATCCGGAGGACTTCTATCCCGATCCGATGTACGAGAACATTCAGGACGGGCGCGGCGTGTTCAAGACCACGAACACAACCGTTGCATGGGTCGAGGAGCATTACCCGGAAGCCAAGGGTTATGTGCGTCCGGACGATATCCGCCCGGACGATGACGCAAGCGTGCTGTTTGAAGCGCCGAGCGGCGATCAGAAAGTGACGCTGCTTGAGTTCTGGTATAAGCGATACGACGCAGAGAAGAACAAGACGCGTGTGCATATGGCGCAGTTCGCCGGGCGTGCGCTGCTGTATTCGACAGAGCTGGGCTTTGGCTGCAGCGAGAGCGATTACAAAGAGGGCGTGTACGCGCACGGACAGTATCCGTTCCATATGTTCAAGTATCGCGATGTGTTCCGCCAGCCGTTCGGCACAGGTCTTATCCATGACTATAAGGATACGCAGCTTGCCATCGACCGTTACCAGAAGTACATCGACGATAACGCGCGCGAATCGTCTATTCAGCGGCACTTCATCCGGCGCGGCAGCGGCGTGAATCCGGAAGATGTGGCGGATCTCAGCAAGCAGGTCATCGAATGGGACGGCAGCAATATCCGCGAAGTCATTCAGACCATTCAGGCATCCCCATTAAACGGTCAGGTTTATCAGATGATGAACTTCATGGTCGATGCGATGAAGCAGGATTCCGGTCAGAATCAGTTCAATCGCGGCGAGGGCGGCGGCGGTATTACTGCCGCGAGCGCCATCAGCCAGCTTGTGGCGCAGGGCGGCAAGATTACGCGCTGGCACGTTGAGCAGTTCAAGGACGCGTTCCGCGAGATGATCGAACAGGTGCTGTGGGTGCTTGCGGATTATATCGACGAGAAGCGGGTCATCAAGATCGTCGGCGGCTGGGACAGCGGCATGGGCATGCAGCACAGGCTTATTGAACTGCATTCGCCGCCGAAGGATGGCGACAGGCTTTTGAAGCCCGCGTACAGCGTGCGCGTGCAGGTGCAGAAGCATAACCCGGTCTGGTCGGAGCGGTTTAACGAACTGCTCATGCGTGCGGCGGAGATCAGTTCTCAGAGCGGCAGACCGATCCCTGCGGACATTCTTGTTAGCATGATTCAGGGATTCCCGGACAAGGGACGCATTGTGCGCATGCTGCAGCAGACCGGCACAATGTACGACCAGATGGCACAGATGGAGCAGCAGATGCAGCAGATGCAGCAGCAGCTTCAGGCAAAGGATGCGGTTATCCGCGCGGATGCACAGGCGATGGGTGCGCCGAGCATCGAACGCATGATGCAGAAACCGGGCGGAAACCCGAACTACAGCGCATTGGCAGAGGCGGCAAGCCCCAACGCTAAAGCGCCTGTATAAGAGAAAGGAGTGTGTGTAACGTATGGCAGATGTTGAAAACACGGTCGCCGCCGAGGAGGCTATGACCATTGAGAATCAGCAGGACAGCGGCGTTGAAGTCGCTGCGGAACAGCTGATGCAGAACATTGCCGGCGCGGAAGAAACGCCCGCGCAGGAAGAAGAACAGGAAACACAGCCGACAGAGGAACAGACCGGCGAACAGGCGGAGGCTAATCCGTATGCTGCCGGGCTGCAGACACTCTATGAGGATGGCTGGACGCAGGAAAATATCGCCGCTCTGATCACCGATCCGACCGCGCTCAAGGAAATGCGCGACGGCAAGACGGTGCGTCAGGCGGCTTTTGCATTCCTGCAAAGAAGCCATGCTGCCGAGAAACCGGCGGCAAAGAAGAGCGTGCCGACGTTCCGTTCTGCGGCAACGAGCGGCGCAAAGGAAACAAACAAGATTGAATCCATGACCAGCACGGAATTTGCCGAGTTCAGCCGCAAGGCAAAGGAAGCGATGATGGAAGGCAAGCTTGTTTCTTTCAAGTAACCATAAAAGGAGAGAAGAACTATGCCGAATAATACCAATATGACTACCAGCACGGGTCTGTCCGTGGGCATGCAGACCTATTACAATCGTGAACTGCTGGAAAACTTTGAGCCGAACCTTGTGCATCTTCAGTTCGGCAAGGAGTATCGTATGCCCCCGAACAACGGCCTGACCATGCAGCTGCGCAAGACGATCCCGATTGCCAGCAACACCACCGCGCTGACCGAGGGCGAGCCGGGTAATGGCAAGCTGCTGGTGCAGACCGAGGTCACCATGACGCTTGAGCAGTACGGCGACTACGCTCGCTACACCGATAAGCTCGATATGGCGCACCTCGACGCGACCGTGCTTGAGTCTACTCAGCTGTTCGCCGACGCCGGTTCCCGTTCCATTGACGCCGTCGTGCGCGATGAGATCGTCGATACCACCACCAACGTCCTGTACGCGGGCGGCAAGACCTCCCGCGCTGCGCTGACCTCTGCGGACAAGATGACCACCGATCTGCTTCTGGATGCGGTGAAGATTCTGAAGAAGAATCAGGCGCAGAAGATCGGCAGCGAGTATGTCGCGATCATTGGCCCGGACGTCTGGCGTCAGTTCTGGGACGATGAGCGTTTCACCAAGGTGACCGAGTATCAGGATCGCGAGAAGGTCTATAACGGCGAGGTCGGCAAGATTGCGGGCGTGCGTCTGGTCGAGTCCACCGAGGCGAAGATCTATGAGGGCGAGGGCAGTAACGACGCGGATGTTGCCGCTGTTCTGGTCGTCGGTCGCAATGCCTACGGCTACACCAGCTGGAAGGGCGCGAACCCGCGCGTGATTGTCAAGCCGTTCGGCTCTGCCGGTACCGGCGATCCGCTGGATCAGATCAGCACCGTCGGTTGGAAGATGGACGGTTTCGGCGTGAAGCTGCTTCAGCCGGAATGGGCTGTCCGCATCGAGTGCGGTATCTAACGTAACCCTGTTTAACAATGCCGGGGCGGATTGCTCCGCCTCGGCTCTTTTTTAATTTAAGGAGGTAGCGCGAAATGGCGATCACCAGTATGAACACCAATACCACGCAGTCCATCAAGAAGGCCAGCGTTGTGCTGGGAGAGAAGTGCGAGGAGACCAAGAAGAACATCAAGGCTCTGGCGAAGAAGCTGTACGGCGAGGCCGAGTTCAAGATGGAGAAGGTCGTTCTGCCGAAGATTCCGGGCGATAAGGACGATGTCATTACCGCGTGGGTCAACGGCGTTCGTTTTGATTTCATGCGCGGCACGACTGCGGAAATGCCTGCCGCTGTTGCCGAAGTTTTGCGCAACGCGGGCAAGATTTAAGGAGGCTGCGTCATGACGCTGGCGGAGATTATGCGGCTGGCTCTGCGCCAGCTTGACGAAGATCCTGCGGACATCGCCGAGTATGACGAACTGTTCCGCATGTGGGCGAATCAGGGCTATCAGATTGTCCTGCAAAACTATTTCAAGCCGCGCGAAACGCTTGAGTTTTCAACAGACGAGAGCGGCGCGGTGGATATCTCGGAAGGGAATATCATTCATATTGTATCGCTGCGCGATGCGCACGGCATGGAAGTGCCGTATGCGATCAGCGAGGACGGCAAGACGCTTCAGACGAACAGGCACAGCGTAACGCTGACTGCCGTATGCGAGGTGGTTTATCCGCCGCTCAAGGCAGACACGGATGTGCCGGAATTCCCGGAGCATGTGCATTCGATGCTTGTTGACTATATCTGCTATAAATATCTGCTGCGCGGAAACGCTGCCAAGCAGAACCGTGCGCAAGCATTTCAGGCAGAATTCTATCGTCAGGCGCAGCAACTCAAGAGCGCGGGTCAGGGCAGCGTAACGCACATGAAGAATCTGTATCTGGTGTCCGACGCAAGATTTACGAGGTGGTAAGGAATGGCAGTCAGAGATTCCGGTTATGAGGGAAGCTTTTCCATTCCCAGCCCGAAGGGCGTGTTTCAGGCGGCGGGCGATACGAACTTCAATGTTGAGTATGCGTATCGTGCGGAGAACATGAGGACGGAACGCGGCTTGCTTGCCACAGCATACGGCACAAGCCGCGCCTTTCCCTCGCTCGGCGCACCGATTGAAACACTCACGCGGTTCTACAGGCGCAATAAGCCGAACGATCCGGACGTATATATCGCCGCTGCGGGCGGCAATATCTATGCGTACACACTCGGCTGGGAAGGCTGGGTCAAGCTCAACGGCGAGGATATGACGTTCCTGTCCAACTGTTGGAGCTACGTAACCTATGAAACGAGCGAAAACGGTGAGACGGTCGATACGCTGCTCATGAGCAATGAAAAGGACGGCATGATTGCAGTTGTCGGCAGCGAACCGATGCGCATTGAGCCGGTTACGCTCAGTATCGGCACAGAGTTCAGGGATGTTAAGTTTGCACACCTTGCGCGGTATGCAGAGCGCATCTGGGGAACAGGTGCGCCGGGCTATCCGGACAGCGTGTTTTATTCAAAGCCTTATGATCCGTTTGACTGGACGGAAGTGGACGATGAGCTTGCCGATCAGGGCGGCGGCAGAATCGATCAGCCGACATGGGACGGCGATTCGTTTGTAGCCATTGAACCGTTCGGCGGATATCTGCTGGCGATCAAGAGGAATACAATCTTTGAGATTCGCGGCACAGATCCGACCAATTTCACGGTCACGCAGGGCTATGGTACGGACGGCCCGCTTCAGGCGCGAACGATCTGTACGGACAGGATGCAGACATTCTTCCTGTCACAGGGCGGTATCGGCGTATACGACGGAAGCTCCATGCGCCTGTTGTCGCGCGATGCGCTGTATGAAACCATGAGAATGCGCATGACCGGCACGGATGAGAAAAGCACGGCATGCATCTGCGATCACAGGTATTTTCTTGCGCTGCGCGTGAAGCAGAATCCGAGCGATGTGATTACGGAGAACAATGCAGTCATTGAGTTCGACATCGAGCGCGGTACGTTCATGATCCGCACGGGTGTGCGCGTTAAGGATTTCTTTGTGCTGGACGGCGCGGTGTATGTTACGCAGGCAGACGAGCCGTATGATGTGCTGAACTACGACGATGAGGAAGCGACGGGATATCTTGGGCTGCCGATCCAGACGCTGTGGGAAACAGGCTGGATGGATCTTGGCAAGGCATACCGCAAGAGCGATTTTGAACTTCGGTTCACAGCGGACGCAGATGCGGACGATGTGCCGCTGGATATCACGATCATTACCGACAGGAAAGAAAAGACAAAGACGATTCTCCTGCACAGGGACAGGCGCGATTATCGCGTCAAGATTCAGCAGCGGGGCGTGCGCGTGCGGCTGCGCATGGAAAGCGGACGCAAGGCAGCAGGCTGGCGAATCTATGGCGGCGTGCAGGTTTTGTACAGCTTGGATGAGGTGTGAGCATGAAACAACCGAGAGTACCGGAATACCGCGAGGGTGAGGGGCTTGGGCGCTACATGCGCACCCTCATCCTTTTTTTAAAGGATTTTGCCATGGACGTATGGCGAACGGTGGATACGCTTGAGAAGCGTGTTAAAGACCTTGAGAAAGCCGAGTGAGGTGAGAACGTATGGCAAGCAAGAAAGATCCGGTTTATGTAGCAAAAAAGTTTGAAGAATCTTCGAGCAAAAGCACAAGCAATACCCAGCAAAGCACGACCAGCAAAAAGGTTCTGGATAATGATCTGCTGGCGGCGATTCTTGGCGGACTGACGCCGAACATGACCGATGAAGAAATTGCGGCGTATGCGGAAAGCCTGCTCAAGCCGCAGCTGAATGCAGGACTTGAAGCGGCACAGCAGCAGTATGAAACGACAGAGCTTGCGAAGCAGCAGGAGATTGAAAACCTTACGGCAACACTTCAGCGGAACATTGCCCAGCAGGAGGGCGCGTATGCGCGGAACATGGCGAATGTCGAGAATGCAGCGCTGGCGCGCGGTATGGGCAGAAGCAGTTATACCATTCAGACGCTGGCGAATCAGGGCAAGAATTATGCCGCCGCCGTGCAGCAGCTGTCCGAGGAGAATGCAAGGGCGCAGAATCAGGTTCAGCAGCAGATCACACAGGCGGCACAGCAGAACGCGCAGACGCAGGGACGCCTGAATACGGACTATGCGGCGCAGCTGGCGGCGAAGATGCAGGAACTGAAGATGAACCAGAAAGCGGCGTATGATCAGAATTATATGACTGCTGTGTCTGCGGCAATGGGCAGCCAGAGCGACATGACGAGCAATACTGCCGGCACACAGGACAGCGTGTCTCTGACCGGAGGCATCAAGCGCGGAGAGGGCAGCAAGTATACCGGCGGCACAAGCGGCAGCGGCGTGAACACGGTGTTTACCGGCAACGTCAAGTACAAGTGATTAGGGGGAATGCGGCGTGACCGAGGAAGAAAAGAAGCGAAGGCAACAGCAGGCAGACCAGCAGAAGAAGCGGCAACAGCAGCAGGCGGCAGCGAAAGCGCGTGCGCAGCAGCAGGACGCACAGGCGGCTGAACAGGCTGTTGCGAACGTTGAACAGGAGAAACCGCAGGAGCCGCTCACTAAAGAGGAATTGAGCTATAAGCAGGGCGTAAGAACTGCGGATCAGACGTTCCTTCCGGGCAAGGCTGTCAAGGTACAGACGCTTGACGAGGTCAAGGCAAATGCCATTCCTGCCGAGGAGCATCAGGCAAAGGTTGATGCCTTTAATGAGCAGGAACAGCGGAGGGCGAAAGAAAAAGAGGACGCCGAGTGGAACACGCTTGTTAATGATGCGCATAAACGCGCAGGCTCTAAGATTGTCAGCGTGACTGCCGATCCTATGCTTGAAGGCACAAGCTTTGCGGAGAACGTCGAGAAGATGGTCAACGCCGGTGAGCTTGATCCCAGTGCGCAAAAAGGCGTAACGCTTGCAAACTTTGAACAGAGTGTTGACGTTGCGAAGGTATCGTCCGTCAGGGATCTGGCCTATATCTCAGCCAGCTGGGAAGATGACGAAACGACTAAGGCGTTCATCGACATGTATGCCGAACATAACGGACTGAACAAGGAAGATCTTTATTATCAGGTCGAGGTTCTGTCCGGCGGCAGAGCGTTTGATCAGCCGCAGAGTGCGCGCGGACAGGCAGAGAAGATCGGCATTTACAACGATGCCGGCGAGGCGCTTGATCTGTCCTCTGCAACGCCGGAGCAGTTCTGGCGGGCAATCGAACTGACGCCGGATGAGGATGACCGCGATGCCCTGCTGGCATGCTATAAGCGGATGTATCCGCAATACTACAGCAAGGGAATGAAGCCGGAATTCATGGACAGCGCGGAATTGACGCAGACGGACTATAACGCGCGCGTCAATGAGATGGATACGTCGTTCACGGTCGGCTATACGGAAGATAACTGGCTGGCATACGGCGATCAGTATGCTTCGCTTCAGAGCGAATATGGAGAAAATCCGCGCATTCTTGCACAGATGAAGCGTGCGCTTGCCAAGTCGTATGAAGAACGTACAGGACGCCGCGCGCCCAGCGATGACGAAATGGACGCGTTGCTTGCACAGGCGGCAACAGAAGCTGATGCGGACGTACAAGACGGCGAAGAAAAGAAGGGTGTTCTCAGCCGCCTTTGGGACGCAACAGGCGGTGCGGTCATCGACGGTATCAAGAATACGTTCAAGGATGATCCGGCAGCACCACGCGCTACACCAGACGTCGATGAAGTGACCGAAAGCGCTGCGGCGGCAGAAGGCGAAGCGGCAGCGGAAGCAGTCGCTTATGCAGCGGGCGGCGGTGGCGGCGGCGGGTCTGCCAGCAGCTATGCGGCAAATAATCCGACGCCTGTGCCGGGCGTTAATCCTTCCGAGAAGGCAGGCGCAGACGCGGCACAGCTTGCAGCAGAAACGGTTGCTACAGTAGCTGAATCTGTTGGAACGCCGACGAGCGCGGGCAGGGTAGCGCAGAACGCACCTGTAGACGCGCAGGAACCGGCACAAGTCCCCGACAATTTGAAGCTTGCTTATGATCCGAACATGTCGGATATTGACGCGTTTGCGGCATGGCAGCAGGGCTATGCTGTGGATGAGCGCAACATGGCAAATATCAAGCCGCTGCTCAGTAACCCGAATGCGATGGGCGTTCTTAACACATCCGGCATTTACGCGGATATTCAGCAGGCGGACGGAAGCAGAAAACTGATTGAGAGCGCGCAGCACTATGGTTATGCCATCTCCGGCGCTATGAGCGTTCTGGACAATGGAAGCCTGCCTGCGGACATGGCGAATGTCGGCAGGCTTGAGCTTGCAAGCATTGTCAACGAGATTGACACAGGCGTAAGGCTTGGAACGATTAATGTGCCGAATGGCGCGAATCAGTATGCTTATGCGCTTGCCGAGGATGAAAACCTCAAGGCACGTGTGCAGGGTATTGCCAATCTGCAAAAGGAAGCAGATGCGGCGTATACCGAGCAGGAGCGTCTTGCCAAAGAAGCGGAAGACGCAATGGTCGAGGATATCCGCAAGCGCGTGACAAGCGGACAGCAGGTGTCTGCTGAAGAACTGAATATGCTGTCGGGCAGGTATTCCAATGAATGGGTCGATCTGAATGACGACGACCTGTATCTGGAATGGAAGCATCGAATGGGCGCAGGCTCGACGTACTACTTCAGCGATGACGGCGCGTTCTGGAACAGCGACAGTGCGGCGGCAGAAGCTGGACGCAATATGCGTATTGCCGGCAGAGGGTACGGCGATTATAAGTCTGCGCTTAAATACGAAACGGAAAGCCTGCTTTCGGAGTATGCGACAGCGGCGCACAGCGTTGGCATGACGCTTGAACAGTATCTTTCCAGTGCCGGCATTGATGATGTTGGTCAGGTGATCGACATTGCCTATAACAGTATGACCGCGCGCGGTAATGCTTATGCGAAGGATACGGAAGCACAGGCGGCAATGGAAGGTACAGCGGAAAGCATCGGTGCATGGAATGCGCTGGGGCTTGGCACCCGTCAGGGCGCGGAAAGCACCGTTGCAGACATGTCGCAGACGCTGTATATGGCGCTTGATGCGGAAGACTATGAGTTTGCTGTCGTTGATCTGCGGCGTGATTATACGCAGAAATACGGCGAAGAAATGGCGGCGATCATGTATCGCAGCGATCTTATGGCGTATGCTGACAGCGGCGCACTGAGCGAGGATGCGAAAGCGGATCTGTTTGAACACATGAGCCGCGCACGCAACATCTTTGAAATCGGATACGAAATCGAACCGGGATTCCTTGAAGGGTTGGCGCGCAAGGGATACAACGCCGTTCAGAAGGACGTAGAAAGGCTTGAAAGCGTTGCGGCAAGGCTGCCCGAGAGTGAGCGCGTCATCTGGAATACTGCGTCCAGTGCAGCAGGAAGCCTGACGGGCATGGGAACCGCTGCGATTGTCGGCGGTGTTTCCGCTCCTTTGCTGGGCGGTGCCGCAGCGTCTGTAGTTGGCAGTACGGTTGCATACGGCATGCCGAAGTTCTCCGAATCGTATGACGATAATTTCCGCAATAAAAAGATGACGCCGGGCATGGCAGCGTTCATGGCGTTTAATGAGGCGGCTGCAACGGTTGCGCTCAATACAGGCAGTACCGGCACGGATATGGATGCGCTCTTTAATGGTACAGGCTATGCGCTGTACAAGAAAGCTCTGCAAAGCGGAAAGCTTGCGCCGATCCTTGGCGCAACGGCGAGAACGTTTGCGGAACGCGGACTTGAAGAGGCCGGCGAAGAATTGATCGAAGGCGGCGTCGGGTTTGGCTTTGACGTACTGTCTGCTCCTGCGGAGCTGATTGCAAGCGGCAGGCCGGTCACGCCGAGCGCGATTTTCAGAAGCGCGCTTGATGCGGCACACGAAACGGATTACAGCGAACTGTTCAAGGAACTGGCTGCTGGCGCAGGCATGGGCTTTGTTATGGGCGGTGTATTCTCTCTGGCAGGTTCTGCCAAGGCATACGGGCAGGCAAAGCGCGGTGCGGGCATGCAGGCAAAGTATGCATCTGTTGATCTGGCAACGCAGATTGCAGATGGCAAGGCTCTGTTCACTGAGGAGAACGCCGGCAAGGTGTATTCCGCGCTTCAGAAGGATCTGCTTGACGCGCGATTCCGTAAGTATATCGACAGCGGTCATGCAGCGGCGCAGGATCAGAAGGCAACACTTGCGGCTGTCATGATGGGTACGGGCGAGGCGGACAGACAGAGCGCGGCGCAGTATGCACAGATGGCGCAGGAACACAGCGAGAAAGCGGAGGCCGCGCGAGAAGCCAGCAACACGGCGCAGGGGCGGTTCTGGGAACTGCGCAACCGTTTGACCGGCGGCGATCTGAGCGCAGAGGTTGAGCTTGAGAGCGCACGCATGCAGTGGCAGAAAGCGGAAACTGCACTCGCGGAAGCGGAGAGTTCTGCCAGCAAGGCGATGACCAACGCGCAGGAAGCCATGAGTACATGGCTCTCGCAGTGCCGTGCGCAGGCAGGACAGATCAAGGCTTGGATGCTTGAGGAACAGGCGAACAAGATTGCCAGCATGCGGCAGGCGGCAGCGGAGGAGCTTGCAAGAAGGTACGAAGCGGAGGAAGCGGAGCGCAATGCGCTGACCACAAATCTTGTGCAAGGCGATGCCGGGACGCAGGAACAACTTGCACTCAACAAGGCGGCAACTGATGCAAATATTCAGACCGCTGAGAATGTTGCGGCGGCTGATGATGGTCGAGCGTATGCAGAAGGCGCGCTGTTTTCGGAAGAAGGCTTTGAAGAAAATGCCGAGGCTGATAATAGCGATGTCGATTCCATGACCGATGAGGAACTTGACAATGAATTTGCCAGCCTGACAACGCAGATCAAAGATGCAGAAAGCCGCGTATCCAGTGTAACGGAGCAGAGCGAAGAACTTGGGCTTGATTCCGACACACAGCAGGCGTTGGCAGATCAGGAGGTCACGCCGCTCAAAAAGCGCATGGGCAGCATCGTAGAACGTGTTACAAATCGATTCAACGAGCTGTTTGATGGCATGATGCAGGCGATTGAGATGGACAACGACGATGCATATGAGCAATTGAGCGCGGAATACGAATCCGTGCAGGCGAGGCTCATGGGCATGGGCGTTGATACAGATGCGCTTATCGCCAAACAGTACGGTATGACCGAGGCTGATCTTGCGAAGGCTGATGCTGACATGAAGGCGCAGGAAGCTGAAGTGGAAGAGAAGGCGGAAAACGAGAAGGTTGAAAAGGTTACCGCATCTCTTGCACGCAGGATGGAAAAGACTGCGGCTGACATTGAAATGATCCAGCCCGCCATTAGTTACTTCAGAGGAACGCCGCTGTTCATCAATGCTTCTCAGAAAGAAAATCTCCTGTCTGCCGATGGCACAAAGACGCTTTCCCAGTTCAACTTCAAGCACGGAACAAAGCTGACCGACAAGGCCGAGAACGGTGCAATGCCGCTTGATGGACACGCTCTGAGCGATATTGCCGCAGAAGCCGCTGGAACGGTTGATGCCGAAAGCGCGCATCCGGAAGAGGAGCTTCTGCGCATCATGCAGACCGGCAAGAAACTGGCTGCGGATCAGAGGGAAGAAAAGCGCGAAGCGAGAGAGATCGAAGAGAAGAAGCGCAAGGCGAAGGAAAAGCGGAAGGAAGAGGTCAGCAAGCTGACTGCAAAGGAAAAAGCGCAAGCTGAAACTGATGCAAAGCAGGACGCGAATGCTGAAACCGACGCGACGCAAAAGGCAAACTCTGCTGTTGATGCGCTCGTCACAAGCGAAAATGCGCCGACCGAAATTGACGAAGCAAATGCTCCATCGACCCCTGCGCAGGCACAGCAACAGCTTTCCAAGAAGGGCAAGAAGCTTGAGAGCAATGCGCTTCGTGCCGTACAGAAGCTGGCTGATGATCTGAACCTTGGTTTCCGTATCAAGAGCGATGCGCGATTCCAGAGCGCGGATGCTCAAGTTGGCAAGGGCGTTGCGGGCTATTACAAGAACGGTCAGCGCAATGCTATCGTTCGCAGCAAGATAGCTGGCAGACTGGATGTATCCGGGCACGAGGTTGGTCACGGCTTGCAGGAACTGATGGGTATGCAGTCCACGCAGAAGATGATCGACAGCTGGAAGAAGCACTTCCCGAATACGGGCGCGTACACTCCTGCTCAGTATGATCACGAGGCGTTCGCCGAGTTCTTCTGGCGTTACCTCACAGGCAGGGATGCGGCTGTTGCCTACACGGACAGCGATACTGTTGATGCGTTTGAATATGCGCTTCGGCAGAACAAGAAGATTCGCAAGGCTGTGCTGAACGCGCAGAGGAGCGTTGCGCTGTACTACAACAGTTCTGACACCAGCGCGAAGATTGGCGCGAACATCGTCAGCACGGCTGACGCGAACAAGAAGAGCAGTCCGTTTGCCCGCACAGCAGAAGCGTGGTTTGTTGATGATACTGCGGCGGTTGAGGATTTCCAGAATGTTATCCGCGAGAGAATCGGCGAAGGGCATCTCCCGTTCGATCTGAACCTGCGCGATACGATCCGATACAATCGCAGAGCATCTTCTCGCGCGGCGCAATGCATCGGCGAGGCGATGGTCGATAATAACGGCGTTATTATTGACGAGAGCTTGACGGATGTGTTCAGCGAAATCAAGGGAAGCGATTACGACCTGTATATGAGGTGGTGGCTGGCACGGCACTCCATCGACAGGGACAATCGCAAAGGAAGCAAGGGTCAGGTCTTTGACGAGAATGCTCTCTCGACCAAGGAACGCACCGACTTCATCGCTGAAACCGAGCTGGCGCACCCTGAGTTTGAACGCACGAACGAACGTTTCCAGAAGTGGCGCAGGAGACTGATGGATACCTATCTCGTTGAAACCGGCTTGATGGGCGATCCCAAGAAGGCGAGTGCGCTTCTTGATATGCTTGAGCAGATTTATCCGTACTACGCACCGACAAAGCGTGCTGGCAAGGGGCTTGGTTCTGCGGTATCCCGCGGCGTTACAGGCCAGAGAAAGTACGCGATGCATGAAGCGACGGGCAGCACCGAGGACATCATCGATCCGTTTGAATCGTTCGTCGGCATGGTGAACGGCATCGTCTCGATGGCGGCGGAGAATGATAATAAGGTCAAGTTTGCCGAACTGTACGATGCTTTCGGAAGCCGGAATCCGGGCGAGATGGGCGCGGGCGTTGGTATGTTCGCCAACGAGATTACGCAGGACATGCAGAAGAACGCTGTGGATCTGACGGCAATGCGCGAGAAGATCGAAAAGATGCTCGACGATATCGACACAGACCCGGACGTGATCATGCAGATCAGCGACATCATCGGCGACGAAAAGGTGCAGTACAAGGGCAAGGGACGTGTTGACATGAATAATGTCATCAGCGTGCGAGATGCAGACGGTAATGACAGGTATTTTGAAATCTATAACCCTGAGATGTTCAAGCTGCTTTCCAGCGTGAGCGGTCAGGGCGCAAGAGATCAGAAGACGCTTGCACAGACGGCCAGCATGCTTACGCGCGCAATGTCTATGCTGACAACCGGCAGCAATCCTGTATTCGGCATTACGAACGCCATGAGAGACTTCCAGAACAGCGTGAACTACGGCAGCTGGGCAACGAGCTATATTGACGGCGCGGCGAAGTGGCTGGCAACGCTCAAGGATGTTGTTACCAATTCTGAGGTTTCTCAGGAATATGACAGGCTCGGCGGCGGCGGTTGGTCGCAGTATGATACCAGAAGCAAGAAGAGCGCAGACCGGATCAAGAGCGAAGTATTCAAGGGGTACAATACCAAGAACATCGGAAGCATCGGCAGAATGGCTGGGCGTGCGATCTGGCGCGTAGCGACTATGGAAGATCTGAACGGCTGGATTGAAAAGACGAGCCGACTTGCCGAGTATAAGTACGGCAAGCATGACAGAACCACGGCAGAAGGAAAGATTGAAGCTTTCCTCGCCGCGCAGGATGTGACAACGGACTTCGCCCGTCGCGGCAACAGCTTGCTTGTGCGCGACCTCAAGAGCGTTGTCCCGTTCTTCAACGCATCGCTCCAAGGTATCTACAGAAACGCACGCCAGTTTACTGCGCAGGAGAGTGACCGCGCCAAGGTTCGTCTTGCAAAGCAGATTACGAATACTGCGCTTGCAAGCCTCTTGGCTAACAGCCTGTTGATGGAGTTCCTCGACGATGACGAGAAGGAAGAGTTCACTTATCTGAACCCCGACCTGACGGCGAAGCATATGTTCCTGCCGAACTTTGCGCCTGACATTCTCGGTGATGCAAGCCTCATTCGCATCCCGCTTGATCAGAATCCGATTTCCTACGCTGTCAATGCAGCGGTATCGAACATGGTCTGGAAGGGCGAAACGGGTGATGAGTTCCTTGTTGAAATGGCGGCGCTTGCCGATGTGATTATGGACAATCTGAACCCCGTCAGCAGCACGATCCTCGATCCGATGGTATCTGTCATCAGCAATAAGAACTGGTACGGGAGCAAGATCGTTCCGACGTATCTGGAACAAGAAAACGAGATGAATCAGTATACAGAGGATACTCCACAGGTGTTTGTTACGGCTTCGGAAGTTCTTGATGGCTTTGGCGTTGAGATCAGCCCTATGATGCTCCAGTATCTTGCACAGCAGTATACCGGCTATATCGGACAGACGGTCCTTCCTGCTCTTCCGAGCGAAAAGAATAAAAAAGGTATTCTCACGGGTATGTGGAACTCTCTCGCTGCAACTGCGCGAAACAGGGTGACGAGCGACCCGCTGAAGTCGAACGACATGATCAGCATGGTTTACGACAGCATTACCGATTTGACGCAAGTTTCCAAGACTGGCAAAAAGAATGTTTATCGCGAACTTAGCTATCTGAACCCCGCTCTCAGCGACCGAGACAGGGGGCGCGCTATCGACGAGGCGTATGATCTTACCCACAAGGGCGGCGCACTCTATGACGCGAAGAAGGAACTGACCGAACTGGATGACGAGATTGACATGATCAATGCCGATGACAAGCTTTCGGATGAGCGCAAGCAGGAACTGATTGCCAGCATTCGCCGGGAGAAGATCGAGATTGCACTCGACGTGAAGGAAATCATGGACAATTACAATGTGCGTTACAAGTACGAAGGTATCCTGCCGAGATGGTTTGCCAAGCAGTTTTATAAGTGATAAGGAGGAATGCTCATGATTAACGCGAGTTTTTCCAGTACCGGGCGTGATGCGACCATCAGCGGCGCGTACCAGTACGACACAGGTCAGCGGCTCAAGATGTATGGTCTGCCCTCTCCGTCTGAATTGGCGGAGAGGGATGACTTCCTCTCCGGCGACGTGGTGACCGTGCAGGCGCAGTTCGGATTTACCGGCGACAGCCAGACGGAATCGAGTATTGCCGAATGGGTTGAGGATGAGGAAGGCAACGGGTACTGGCTGGCTAAAGTGCCGGACGTGTATATGCTGAAGAATCAGGATGTGCATGTATATGTATACGTCAGCTACGGTCAGACCGAAACGAGCATGCGCTCCAAGACGGTATATGAAGCAGTGTTCCGCCCGATCAGCAGACCTGCGCCGCAGACGGGCGTGACACCGGATCAGACCAATGCATGGGACAGGCTTGTTGCCGAGATTAATCTTAAGCTGACAGAAGTTGGCACAGCAATATCTGGCGCAAATGCCGCGAAGGAAGAAGCACGGGCAGCTGCAAATGCGGCGAACGATGCAGCGGAAGAGTCGGAACAGAGAGTCAACGAGTACCTGTCGTTTCTTGGCAGGACGGATGTTGCTGTCGAAAGGATTGAAGACCCGTATGCCGAACCATCTGTTGATGTGACGGACGAAACGGACGAAGACGGCAATGAATACAAGCTGGTGACGTTCAGTCTGCCGCAGAGCGTGGTGACGGTCAATGGTCAGGCGGCGGACGGGAACGGCAACATCACGCTGACACCCGAGCATGTTGGCGCGATGCCCGCCACACACCAAACGGTGTTTGAATTCACGACGACGATCCCGGCGAACATGAATGGCTCGGAAGGCGTCGCGGTGAATGTTGCAGGCGTGCTTGCGGCAGACCGTCCCGTCGTGGATATCGATATGGCTGTCGTGGAAGCAGAAGACCGTGAAGTCACGCTTGAGGCGTGGGCGAACATCCTTCGCATCAATGCGGGCGACGGAGTCATCGGGATTATCTATGCCGGGGAGACGAGCGTTGCCATCCCGATCAGACTGCTGTGCGTGAGGTGATGAGATGGGACAGGCTTATCTTGTAAGACGCGGGGGAGGCAATCTGCTTAACTTCAGCGTGGTCGGCGGGACTGAACAGCCCGCCGCGCCCAAGGAAAACACAATCTGGGTCAACACGGCGGAGATTACGAGCTGGAGCATCAGCCCATTCGACATCGAAGATGTAGCAGAAGATCTGTATACGGGCGACATCGGCGTGCAGACGGGATACTACCTTAAAGCGGACGGCAGCACGACGGCACAGTCTGTATGGAGAATTGAAGGCCCGTTCCACCTGCCGAATGGAACAAAGAGCATCACAGTCGCCACGGGATCGACTTCATCTACGTACCCAAATCATGTATTCTACGACTCGTCCGGTGCGGTCATATCGGGCGCTACCCGCGCCACCGGCATAAACACTTACGCTGTGCCGGACGGGGCTGTAAGCGTGAAACTGAGTCTGCATACGTCTGACACACCTTCTTTGACGGCGGTTCATCCGATTGAGGCTGAAGAGGGTGCTGTGCGAATACTGACAGGGGCTTCGTTCGACCTCAAATTCAACGCGCTCAAGAAGGAGAGTCTGATTGTAGCACCGATCCGTGGCCTGATCTACAAGGACGGTTCGTGGGTGAGCGTGGACATTAAAGTCTATCAGGATGGCGCGTGGCATAGTGCTATGCTTTCCCCGATCAAGGACGGTGTTCTCGCCCATGAGATGCAGGTTCGCGGCGGCAGCTGGGCGAGTGGTGATGATTATTCGTCCAACAACCCTGCTCTTACACAGGAAGCTGGTTATGTGAAGTTTGCTGGCACGAAGACCGGCTACGGCATGGCGTACATCGAAAACGTTGACCTTACCGGCATGAGCGAGCTGGTGATCGAGGGAACATTCACGCCGAAGGATTATGTGCGGCTCTGCGTGTGGTCGCAGCTGGGTACATACCTTGGCAGCTATGTTGTAGCGTACGCAAAGATCACCGAAACCGGCGCAAGAATCGATCTGTCGGCAAGCTCACTTGAGGGTGCGCACATCATCGGCTTTACCAGTCAGGCGTCGTACGTTCAGCAGATTACCAATTTTTATCTGAGGTGAGTGCATGACAGTTTATATCGATAAAGACTTCAAATGCCATGCCGCTCCTGCGGACGGCCTGACGGCGGTCGATGCTGCATTCTTTGATGGCATGTGCGAAACGCTGATCGAATGCTATCGGTTCGTGCCTGTCGGGCAGAGCTGGACGCGCGGCGATGGCGCTGCGTTCGCGGGCGAGATGGCCGTCCCGTACAAAGACACCACAGCGGCGATCCTTGTGCAGACGCAGTATGATCTCATTGCGAACAACGCAGGCGACTATGTGGCTGCATATGAAGAGGGGGTGCAGAGCGTATGAGGCAGATCTTTTACGAGCTGGGGCGAAAAAACGCCCTCGCTCTCCGTGAGACGGCGCATGCCATGACCGGCACGGAGATCATCGACAGGGAGCAAGATGCGCCGCTGTTTGATTGCCTGAAGGACTACTCCGCATTTCCTGCGGGCAGCCCGGTCAGGGATGGCGGTCAGGTGTGGTTGCTGATTCAGCCGCACAACGCAGCTAACTACAGCGGCAGACCGGCAGACCTTCGCGCTCTGTGGGGGCTGGCGCACACGACGAATCCCGCCAAGGCCAAGGCATGGGTCGCGCCCTACGGCACAAGCGGCATGTATATGACCGGCGAATGCTATAAGGATGATAACGGCGCGGTATGGCGTTGCCTTAACGATAACATGGTCTATAGTGCGGATGTGTTGCCGAGTGCTTGGGAGGTCGTGAAGTGATCAAGGCAAAGGACGCGATTAAGATTGCGCGGTCGCTCATCGGCACGCCGTACAAAGAGCTTGACTGCATCAACCTGATCAAGAAGGTGATCCGCACGGCACCGGGCGGCATGCCCAATTACACGACAGCAGGGACGAATACGTTATGGCGAAGCTATGATTCTTCGCCGAAGTATCGTGATCTGACATGGCGGCAAATGGGGATTGCCGGCGCAGAGGCTGGCATGATCGCTTTCAAGGCGACGGGCAACGACTGGCATCATGCGGGCATCGTGACCGGCGAAGGAACAGTTGTTCATTCATCCAGCACACAGGGCGGCAGGGGCGTTGTAGAAACGCCTCTGCTTGGCTCTGAGGGGTGGACACACCTTGCTGTACACAAACACATAGAGCCGGAAGAGGGAGCGGCAGAAGGGCAGGAAACGGCTGTGGAAGCATACAAGGCGAAGGTTACGCTCAACAGCGGCGTGCTGAACGTGCGCAACGAACCGGGCGAGGGCGGCGACATCATCGGGCGGCTGAACGATGGCGCGACCGTCGAGGTGCAGACGGAGTACGACAACGGCTGGAAGTTCGTCACATACGGCGACAGCGGCAGCGGATATGTCAGCGGCAGATACATCGAGCGCGTTGAGGAAACAGAAGAGCCTGTCGGTCGTGTACAGCTTGTGCTGACGGATTCTGAGGGGAATACATGGATGCCCGTCGGCGAATATACTGCCGAGCTGCGTACCGTGTCGGACTGACGAAAGCAGGAGGACAGGCCATTGCAGAACCCGATTAAAGTAGCCGTTGAGTGGATTGCTGATGCGCTCATCGAAAAGATCACAGAGTCGGTGGATAAGATCAACGCACGGCTCGACCGCCTTGAGCATCTGCATGAGCAGGATTCGGCGGCTTTGGAAGCAGACCTTGCCATGATGGAGGATTTGCTTGCCTGCGATAACTATACCTCGCTTCATAAGAAGATGCAGGGACTTGCGTTTGAACGTTTATCCGGTAAAAAAGATGAGGGCGCAGACCCTGATTTTAAAGAACTCGTAAAAAAACATAGGGATGATTTCAAGAAGACTTTGCAGGGATTGCAGAAGGACTTCTTTGCCTTTTCCGTAGAGGATATGCGCGAAGCGGCGGCAGAAAATGCCGTGATTGTCAGCGAGTTGTGCGATACCCTCCTTGCTTTTCATGAGGATTTTCTGGCAGTTAAGAAGGAGAAGAAATTAATTGATTTTTCCGACATGGAACATTTTGCGCTGGAGATTTTGCTTAAAAAGGAAGGGGATGCCTATGTCCCGACCAAGACTGCACTCGAATACCG